CACCACTAAAAGTAACAGTTGGAGGATTAATATAACCTGTACCACCAGATGAAACTGTAATAGAAGTAATTACACCAGCAGCAAAGTTTGCTGTAACTACCGCAGTATTACCACCTGGAACATCAGGCGCACTAACAACAAAAGTTGGCGAACTTGTATATCCAGAACCACCATTAGTAACTGGAATTGTAGCTATTGCACCAGCAATAGTTGGCGCAGTAGAAGATGTAGTTCCTGCAACAGTAACAGTATAAAGTCTAGTTGAATAATATAATTGTTGCCCAACAGTTACTGCTGTACTACCAGTCCATAAAGTACCAAATGATATTGTTGGAACTGATGTGTAACTATCACCAGAGTTTGCAATAGAAACACGAGAAACCGATGTCCCATTCATAACAGACTGTCCGACAAATCCGCTACCACTACCACCAGAAAGTGTTAATGATGGAGCAGAAGAATAACCAAGACCACCACTTGTCATAGTAATATCATATACTTGACCATATAAACTATAACCAGTAACTGCTCCACCAGAAACTGTCAATGTACCAGTTGCTCTAGTTCCAATATATTTTAAAGCAGCAGTTCCATTGGCAACAATACCTTGTTTGTGATTTGGTCCAGGAGAAGCAGTAGTACCAGAAACTGTACATATATACATGTTATTGTTGTACTCTACCGTTTGACCAAGTAGAATACCAGTCGCTGCTACCCAAGTATTTGCTCCATTAAATGGGGGAGCAATAGTAAGATTAGCCCCAGAAGTATATCCTGATCCAGCATTTGAAATTGTTAATGAAGATAATAATAAAGGATCTGATGTTCTATATCCATCACCAGCCACAGTAATATTTGCAAAAGTATAATTTTGACCAGCATTATCAATTTTAACATTTAACAATTCGCCACCAGAATAGAACTGTGAACGGATTGAGTTAACAACTGGCATATACAAGTCAGTCAAAAACTTATTACGTAACGCAATTGGAATGCTGTATAGGTATTTCCACATATATCCATCTGGCATAATAACTGGATCTACAACTGTGCCAACTGGTTTGTAAGTAGAAACAGCATTGTTATTATTATCAAGGACTTTATATACGTTGAAATCATCAGTAAGAGCATAACAATTAGTATCTTCTAAACGCTGCGCACCTGATGGCGCAATATTAACTACTACTGTAGCTTCTGCTGCTTGGCCACCACCACCAGAAATTGTAAGTGTTGGTGTTGAAGTATATCCAGATCCACGTGAATTTAATGTAATACCAACAATAGATCCATTACTAATTACTGCAGTTGCAGATGCGCCTGAACCACCACCGCCTGATATTGTAACTGTTGGTGTTGATGAGTAACCAAAACCGCCAGCAATTAAATTAATACCTTGAACTTCAGTAGAATATTGATCATCATACATATCCCAAACTTGACCAGTGACCCAGTCTTTTCTAGGAATAACGAAAGCCACGTCAGTAGAATTAATCTCTTTCATGGTAATAATCTCATCTCTCGTTTGTAGTTCATAATTGAAACTATCAATCGGATATGGAGGATTTGCTTCGTCAGTCCAGCGAAGAGTTTTACCTAAAAAGTAGTAATAACGTGCGCTACGATTTTGGATTTCATTATATACTGCGTCAGCAATAGAATTGTCTAACGGAGATTTTAGTAATGATGACATTTAGATTTCCAAATTAACTGATTGTAACAACCCAAGTAACAGCGATAGAATCACCAGCTGCTTTATTAACTACTGGGAATGTTGTTCGGCAGAGCATAGTACCACCAGAAGATGCGTTTAAAACAGCAGCTTCAGTAATAGCACCAGTACCAGTACCTGCTGGGAATGTAGCAGTGTAAGTAATAGCATTTGCAGAGTTAGTGCCAGAAGCCAAAGCAACACGACCAGCTTCAGTACCTAATTGAGTATCTGTTGAAACTGGAGTTGCAGTAGATGTACCAATAGCCATATATGACATAATGCCAGAAGATGTTCCAACAATACGTGAAGCAATATATGTTTTACCAGCTGCAACAACTAGATTTTTTGCTTTAATAGTTTCTTTGATATTACCATCTGGACCACGAACTACAATCTCTAATTCGCCAGTAGGTTTAAAAGTATCAGATAAATTCATAATATCTCCTTAAGTAAATGTTATTGGTGTTCCCACATATGATCCAGAATCATTTAAGAAAAATCCAGCCTCAGCATATGGGTTAGTAAGTATAATTCCGCCAGAATCAGTAGGACTACTTGTTTCAGGAGTCAATGTTCTTGTCAACGAAAAAGCAGGTGTCAGTCTATTTAGGTCGCTAGCATTCGTATCAGTTAAACTAACAGTATCATCATCTAAAGTATATCCATCATTTAAATAATGATCATATACAACAGAATTAAATCTCTTTGTAATATCTTTAATTTCTAAGTTTGTTCCAGAAACCGCAGAGTCTGCAACTGTAATAGAAAGAATCTTAATTAAAGATTCAATTGCAGTATTAATAGTAAATTCATTACGTAAATCATATTCACCAAAAATAGCCATACCAGCTGGGTGAATTAAGTTTTTAACGATAGTCTTATATGTTTCTAAAGATTGGTCAATCTTAATAACATATGAGAATGGTTGATAGAATTTACTATCTTGAATATAAATTGCATCATCTAAGAAACTGTCATTATTAACATAGTATCCAGGATATTTAGCCAATGGTCCAAGAGATACTTTAATAATTGCAGGAGTAGTTGTAGTAGCTACTGAGTTAGCAGTACTAATACCAAACTCACGGACAGTTAGACCAGCATAAGTTCCATCAAGAAATGCTGGTCTTAAACTAGAAACTGATGTTAAAGAACTAGAAGTAGTTCCTGTAAAATTAGAAGAAAGAACTAATGTTGTATTATTAGTAACACTTGCTACTTTATAAGGAACACCACTTAATGTTAGATAATCGCCAAATGCTACTTGTGTAGTAAAGGAAGTCCCAGAACCACTAACTGTTGTACTACCATTAGTTGCAGTAAGAGTTCCTGTTAATGTGGTTGTTACAGGTAAGTTATAGTCAGCAGTATTGATAGAACCACTTTCTGAAAATCCAGAAGTTTTTTCTGAAATACCTAAAGCAACTGATTTATTTGCAGGAGCAAGGAAACTATCAACACGAGAAATAATAACACCTTCAGTTGAAGAAGTATCTTGTCCTTTTTGGGATATAATTGAAGATGAAAAGTCTGTTGTATAACCAGTACCAAATTTAATAAACTGTGCTTGAGAAATACCACCACTAGAATCAACCGCAGAAACTTTCATAATAGTACCATAACCTTGGAAGTTATTGATATTATAAAGGTCTCCAACTTTAAATCCTGTTCCTGCTTGTTCAATTTTTAAAGTAGAAGTTGTTGGTAAAATAACACCATTAAAAATTAGATTATTATTAGCATCTAAGTATCGTAATGTATCTCCAACTGAGATAGTACCAAAGAAACGGCGATCTAAAATAAATTCATATACTGTGTCAGAAATACGAATTGCGCGATCAACTTCAACTTCAACATACTGACGACGATCAACAAGAACACGAACAATTTTAGTTTGTGTAACTACGTCTACTAATTTACCAACAATATCTTGAGGATTACCAACAAGGATTTGAACAAACACAGAAACGTCTTGATTCCATTTACCATCAGAAGCACGTAGCATCTGAGTGGCAGGATAATTTAATGTAATATCCTTATTAAATAGAATTCTAAACAATAATTTGAAAGACGCTTCACTACCTTTTGAGAGATATAAATCTTTAATTCTTGTAATTAAAAATCTCTCATCAACAGTTGAATATGGTAGTTTTTGTGCCAGTTCAGATTTAAAATATGTAATAAAGGAATCAAGAGTTGTATCAATATCTCTTAGTGTGACTGGATCTTGTTGAGTAGTTTCTAAAAACTCATAATATGCTTTTAGGAAGTCAACGAATGTTTGATAGTCATCCCTGATAAACTCAGGTAGCTGTGATGCTACTATCGATGAAACTTTAGGTCTTGTAATCATTATGAACGACTAGAAGTAAATGTATAGTTATATCCACCACGTAAATCACCAGAAGCAGTTGGGTCTGGAATAGCAGTAACCTTTAAATGTTCTGGAGGAATATGGGCAATTTGTGTAAGTGCTGAAACTACGTCATTTGATAGTGGACGAATAGAAATTTCTAAGTCAGTATTTGCAAGCGCAGTAATATGTAAGTTTTTAATATCAACAACACCATTGTTATAATCAATATTACCAATTGTTGGATTTACAATAATTTTAATACCATTAGTACCATATCTAAATAGGCGAACATATTGAACGCCATCATCATCTAAGTAATGAATCTCATCACTACCAGCGATATAGAAACCAGTACTCTTAAATGATTCTTCTGGTTGACCAGAACTCCAAATTGGATTAATCAAATTAAGCAAATATTGAGCAGATACGTTATATCGAACAATTAATGCTCTTCGTAAAAGAATAGTTGTAATATTATTTGTAATTGCAGGATCAGAATTATCAATAAGTTTGCTCAATTTAGAGAATCTAAATACACCATCAAATCTATCCAGTTCATTGACATCATAAGCATTAATAGTATTAGTAACAATAGCTGCAATTTCGGAAGCAGTTTTTGTAGTTGCTTGTTCATTATAATAGACTGTAGTAGTAACAGCAATATTAATATATTCTGGATCAACAATAACTGGCTGAACTGAAACTACATTTCTTGTAGCAAGGATAGAAGCAATTAGCTGTGACTTTTGTGTTGTAGTCAATTTATCTGCGTCTTTTGGTTTTACGCAGATATAAACTTTACCGTAAACTGGAGGATTATTATCTTCACCACCCCAACAAGTAACAGAACCTGCATCAGAGAATAAAGAGTAAACAATCGCCTTGTAATCATCAGGAGTTACTGCTCTGTTTTGAGAAGCATACATTCTTGGCGCATTAAAACGAATACTATCAATATCTTCAGAAGCTGCGCCATTTGCAGCAATATCAATAGTTGTTACGTTAGTACTTGCGCCAGAAATTAAAGTTGAACCACCATACGTAAATTGTCGTGCTTTATTTGGCGCATCTAAACTAGAAACAAAATAATTCATATGCACAATATTACCAACATCTAACTGCATACCAAGATTGCCGTCGCCAAATGTTATTTCATACAATGCATCATCTATTTCTTTAACCCAATAACATTTTGTTTCTGAATCTACATCAACTAAAGTTTCTGCTTTAGTAAAAGTAGTATAAACAGAAGAAGTAGCTGAATCTTGAATACGAATAGTTAATGTGTTTAAATCAACATCAGAGTTTGGAATAATATAACGTGTATTAGTTCCAACAACAGTATTAAATGTTAATGGTGTTCCCTCTACAATAACTAAACTAGAGAAAGTAAAAATACCAGTTGAACTTGTTGCAGTAACTGATCCAGTAGTATAGAAGGTATAATTAGAACCATCAATTGTAGTTGTAAATGGTGTATATGCTGGAAGAGTTAATGTAGTTGCTCCAGATGAAGGAGCAGAAACTGTAAATGTAATTGTTGCTTGAGAACAAGTAGCAGATCTTGGTGAATAACCAAGCATCTTAGAAAGAGAAACTACACTATTACGTTTTCTTGCTGAATCAAGAAACATTTCATTGATAGCAAGGTTATTATACAAAGCATTATAGTGAGTATTATAAGCAAGAACATCCAATAATACAGACATAGCAGAACCTTCAAAATCGTAATCTTGAAATTCAGATTGTCCACTTAGGAAAGTTTTTAAATTTGTTTTAATGTCATCAAAATCTAATGTTGTGACATTAATCTTTTTATTTGAGGTTGCCATTTATCGTGTTCTCTGTAGCGTTAATTCTAGCGTTATTGGAGCAGTCGTGTTCAATATCGTAAATTCAATAGTAACATTAACAGTATGATCATCTGGTGCCACGACGCAAATAATATCAATAATTTGAACTCTCGGCTCAAATGTATTAATGGTATCCTGTATGGTACGTTTTAACATGGCGCCAAGGATAGGTGACGCTGGTTCAAATAACAATTTCTTGATCGGACTACCTATTTCACTGTGAAAAGGTCTTTCATAATTTGCAGTTAAGATAAGATTTTTTAATGCATTCTTAACAGCATCTTCATCATAACGACGAGTAACATCCAGTGTCACGGGATTTTTCGTGAAATTTAGATCTAAGTCTGAGAATGTTCTTGTATTATTTGTCATATACTTATTTAGGTTTATTCTATGAAGGAATTTGCAGAACCTTCAGCTATTGCGTCTCCGCAAGCAATTTCATCACCAATTCTTGCTGCAGGTTTACCTTCAATATAGGTTTTAGATGCGCCAGAAGAAACATATCTTTCCGCTTGACTATGAGTAGTTAATCCACATGTATGTGGCGCAAATTGACACCCCTGATCAACTACTCCAGCTAAAATACCATTAAAGTATGTTTTAGAAACTGGAGTTTCAACCATAGCAGTTGGAGAAAAACAGCCATGCCCTGTTGACATTTTACCCTTTTGGCTTACTGCTGGCATATGATACCAATTCCTTTAGATTCATCATTCCTGGAGTCCAGTTTTTATCTTCTGCTTTTATTGTATAATTTTGACTAGCAATAACTACTGTTGGATATAGTGGATCATATGCTTCAGCAACATAATTAAAAGTTCTACTTCTAGTAGTGTCGGCTTTAAATGATATTACCTCATAAACATTAGGTCTATCAACTGCATCAAAAACACCAGCATTTACACCAAGTGTTGTAATAGTTGTAAAGTCACCAGATTTAGATCTAGTAGTTAAACTATCATTAAAAATACCTTTGTAATACCCAGAAATATTTCCTGGATTACCAGAAGAAAAACTTATCGTATTAGGATTCGCTTCTTGAGGTATTAATCTTACATTGTAATAAACAGGATCTCCAGCTGCAACAGGTGGTACTGCTAATGGATCAGCAGGAGTTCCTTCATCATAATACTGAATATCATGACTGAACTGAACAAGTTCACCATGTGTTCCTAATAATGTTGTAGTAGGATTCCATGGCATAATTATGCTTTCACCACTGCACCTGGAGGAGTAATAGAATCTAACAATGTAAATCCATTACGATTATATGTTCTATCATTCAACATAGTAAATGCCATTTTTCTCTGAGAAGTACCATAACCCATATGAACCCAAACTTGATCTTGATAGCGATACTCTAAGATAATTTGATCATATGGTAAAATCTTTTCTAGAGCCTGCGCTAATTCATATGTTTTTCTCATTCTGTCTGGGACTAATAGTGCTACGTCAATAGCAAAACCTTTACAGTGAGATGAATTTGGCGATTCAGTTTTAATAACACCCTTTAATCGATATCCAGAAGTAATTTTCCAAAGTTTATTCCTTCCACCAATACCACCAGGAAGAACTTCTAACGCTGGCTCAAGGATATTTTGACAAGTTTGTGCAAGATTACACACAATTTCTTGAACAGTAAATGTTCTTATCTTTCCATCAGCACCTTGTAATTGTTGATCCACAAGTTTATGTTTACCATTTAAGCCACCATCCATTAACATACCTAAAGTAAAGTTTTTGGACATTCTGTAATCATCAGTAAAATTAGTTGTATTGTAGATAATTTTACAATCTGCTGCAACAGGTGTAGTTGAATTGCCAGCTGCTGGAGCAGGAGTTTCTGCATCTACGGCTGAAGGTGGATTAGCAACACCACTTTCTCTAGATTGTTTTCCAGATTCAGCTCGTCCTTCTGGAGTAGCATAATCCTCTGGTGTTTCAGCAGCAGCACTATCAGCTACTCTGCGATCAGGTGGAATTAATTGAGGAACTGTTGGATTTAATGGATTTCCAGCAGATGGTGGTGTAAGTTCAACATCGTTTGCGCCAGAAGCGCCATTACCGAACTGACCTTCAGAATAATCTGCAGCCAATGTCCCGCCAGCAAGAATATTCATATCTGCAGTGGATTCAATATTTACTGCTTCTGCTTTCTGGCTTATATTTGCTGCTTGTACATTAAAGTCACCAGCTGCTTTTATATTTAAATCGCCACCAATTGCCATATTCATATCGTTGGCAACACCAAGTTCTACGTTATTACCTACACGAACATTGGCATTTTGAGCAACTTCAATATTTGCATCAGTGCGACAGAAAATATTTGCATTACCATCAACAGTTAAATTATATTCTCCACCTATCCAAATAAAACCATTACGCTCAGTTATAATAAAATTATCGCCAACAATATAATTGGTCTGCGTACCATTTGGATCTACTTCGTGATATGTTCCTGCTCGATGGTAAGTATGAATACGCTCATATCCAGGTGTGTCATCAAACTCTTGGATATGTCCAGCCTCTGATTCATAAACTTTATTGTATGGGTACTGTGCGCCATATGAAGGTAGATTTTGATCCCAGTTACCTTGATCATACGCTTTAGGAACACCCTTACGAATTGAAGCATCTTTTTTTGCTACAATTGTTCCATCAACAATACCACGAGCCAGACGATTTGTATCTGGTTCACCAATATAATCTTTTAGAGGGTATTTGTTATTTGGATCTCTAAATCCAGTATTATCTGTTCCTGAAGCAACTGCTGCTTCAGATGGTCCAGGTGTTGGGTTACTTCCATCTGTCGGTGGTTCAACAGCTGGTGGGTTAGCATCTTTCTCAACCGCACCACCAGCACCATCTCCATAAAAATATTCATAATATTTTAATTTCTTTGCAGCAATATCTGGAGAGTTTACACCAACTGCTTTCTTTGCTGCATAGAAAAAATCTGGATGCGCATTTGGTTTAACACCAGATGGAACACGATCTTTAATATAAAGAGCAGCTACCAACGCACTTACATTAATATCTGTATCTAATGAATCTGGATCATTAACAATATCAATATTTAAACCAGCAGCATTTGCAAGTTTCTGATAACGAGCATAGTTACCACGTCCAGTTAATTGAATAAATCCACGACCAAAATATTTTCCGCCATCAGCATCAGTTTGATTACCTAAGAAACCTTTACCACGAGTACTTGGTCCATATACCCAACTAAAGAATTGTTCTCTAGTAACACCTTTCTTTGATGCTTCTGAATACTTTGCTGCAGTTTCTTCAGTTGTAAATGAGTAAATTTGTTTCAAACGAGAAGCACTATAATTATAACCTTCTAGTTGCGGAATCCATCCTGACTCACCACCAGCGATACCTAATAATGCACACTTCTGTTCTTTGGTTGTTAAACCAACTTTATCACAAGCAGCAATAAGTGCTTTAATACCATCAGATGCTTTGCTTGAATTACTAGATGATTTTGGTGGAGGAACAGTTGGAATAGATGTATTAGTAGAAGTTGACGCTACTGCTGCTGGAGTTGTTGATGTTGCAGCTGCTGGTGTAGTTTGAACTGGAGTTCCATCACTACTTGTAACTGGATTACCGCTACTGTCTTTTAATACTGTAGATGCTTTACTTGAATTAACTGCATCTAAATTTGTTGGGGCTGCAGCGAAAGTGATAATGTTTTCACCATAACCAGCAACAAGTTCACTAATCGTTATTTGAGTAGAAGAATCAACTGAAACAATATAACAATCATTAGATAAACCAAAACCAAGAACTTTCATATTGGCAGTTAAGCCAGTTGTAAGATTAGTATTACCAGTTTCTTTATCAATAAATGTTAGTTGTTTTCCAGTAACTGGACCTTCAATAGTTCTAAGAACAATATCTTTAATCGCATAGGATTGAATAACAGTTGCGCTATCATCGTCAGCAACTGGTTGTGGCGCTTGCGGAATACCACCAACAGTTCCAAGCATAATTGGTTGCTGCATATCCTCATCAGCAAACATAATAATAACAGTAGTACCTTCAACTGGACCAACTGGAGTATATCCAATACCATTCATGGCAGCAGAACCTATTGGCTGAACTGGAGTAGCCCATGGTAATTGCTGAGTTGGCAATTGCGTTTTATCGTGGGTATGCAATCCAACGATACGAACTTGGCAACGACCAAGTTCTAGTGGATCTGATCGACTTTCAACTATACCTGTATAAAACATTATTTGTTCCTGTCAATTTTCATTTGTAAACTATCTTTAATTAATTCCATATGGCATTCATGGCGATCTCTTGTAACATAATGATTAATCGCTGAGATAATATAATAACCCGAAAACATTTTATCTACTAGATCTTGGTCATCATCAGTTTGAGATACTGGTTGAACCTTATTTAAAGTTACACCAACCTTTTGTCCTGCAGTATAATCACATCTTCCTGGAACAGTTATTTCAATTTTACTCGCTTCAGCCAATTTCATTAAAGAAATTCGCTCTTGAACAATTTTAAAATTAGTTGCGTCGCCATATCCACTAAAATTAGCATTATCTCTAGGGTAATTTATTAGTAAAGAATTTGATCTAAAAATAACATTATTACCTAATACTGGATTTGGATTTAAGTGATTTAATTTATCGTACTTATCTCGTATACTATAATTTTTAACATTATATTTTTTTCTGTTAATATCATAAGAAACAAGTTTTGAAGAATATACACCAGTTCTAACTTTATCCATATAATCGAAACCAGTTGGAACTATAAGGTCTTCAATTCTTCTAAAATCTTCGGTTGGATTTTTAGCGTCTCCACCACCTGGGATAGAATCTCTAGTATAACCATCTTTGGTAAATGATTGATACGTATCGTTGGCGTACAGAGAATCTAATGATACAAAATAAAATCCGTATCTATTTTCAAAGAAAACATAACTTGGCGCATTATTTGAATTTACTGCTGATTTTGTTATGTAATTAATACACTTGGCTGGTGACCAAAAATTTGAAATAAATTTTATATCTTTATTTGTTTTTTCAACAAAAACTTCTTTATTACTTTGCAAACCATTGTAGTTATCTTTTACAATTGTCTTGACGATTTCTTCTGGCTTACCTGAATAAACCTTACTAATCTTTTTATTTAAATCAATTACAGCTTCATTTGAAATAAAATGTAAAACATAACCAACTTGTCTATCTCCAAGTAGAACTCGATCAGTCATTTTATAAATGTAAAAAACACCTCTAATGTTTTTCTTTTCTTCAAGAGTTGGAGTTATGATTTCAATTTCAATCATTTCCTCACCGACGAATGGAAATAAGTTTACTAAGTCAAATGATTCTCTTAGCGTTAGTGATCCAGTCATAAATGGAGAGAAAATATCTTCGTAAATTGTAACTGCAAGAACTTGAGCAGCAATATCTTTTCTCAAGCCACCGCTAGTAAATATATCACATTTTTCAATGCTTACATCACCAGCAAAACGCAATTCTTTATCTGATGCTTGCATTAGATTTCGTCTTTATAATTTTTTAGAATCGTAGATATTAAATCTCTAGAGATAATTTTAATTCTGCGTTTTGATTCATTTACCTCAGCTTCATATAGAGCATTTGTAACTGGAACTGCTAATGGGTAATCATATGAAACAGTAATACCAGCTGCATTTTCGTAGTGGTGGATATCGTTGGCAGCGTCGCCATATTTGTCAATTACATATTGATCAAGGTTTGGCTGAGTCAATGGCCAGTCTGCAAGATAATCGTAACGATCATTTACTAACATTATAATCCAATGATATTGAGCATTACCATAAATCTTTTCAGCAACAATCTCTGGGGTTTCACCTTCAACGATATCATAGTAATCATATACAGTAATATTTGCTAAAACATCTCTTCTGAATCTGATATTTCTTGTAATATCAGTAAGAATCATTGCTTTGGTTTCAGTTGATTGTGAAGTATATGGCGTTGATATAGTTACTGTTGGGATAGTCAAATAACCAGTACCACCTTCAGTAATAACAATATCAGTTATTGAGCCATTCTCAATAGTGGCAAACGCTTGTGCTGCTAAATCACTTTCTTCTGGAGCAGAGAATGTAACTTGAGCAGAAATATAACCAGAACCTGCATCTGTAATTTGAACGCCAGTTACTGCGCCCCCTGCCATGAACGCAACAGCTTTGGCTTGAGTTCCTGAACCAACAGTTTTTGTAATATCAAAATCATAAAGGAATTTTGGGAAATTTTTAAAATACATTACATACCATCCTTAACTTTGTCTTTGGTCAATAGAGCCAATTCACGGAATGATAAAGTAATATCAATTTGGGTTGGCATACCATCAGGGAAAGTAGTAAACATCCCATTTGGTGTATAATTTACACTCATATCTGTTAATACGCAAGAAGTATGACGATGTAAGTTCAGATTTTCTTGTCCATCTTGATAATAAAAAATATCAAACTCAGAAGGATAGATATAAACGAAATTATTATTATCTTTAAACTCTGGATGCATATGATATTTAAATTGTTCAATAATCCTTAATACATTTTTGGCTTCAGCAGAATTTGTTGGAAAGAATTTATAATCAAAACTAAATGTTCTAAAGTTAACACCTTTAAATACTTGTTCTTTCTTGGGGTTGGCTGCCAAACCAGTAGCAACAGAATTTGCTGCACCATTTGGTCCTTTTGTTAAAGCCAAATTAGTTGCGATACCCAAACCTGCGTCTTTGGCTTGGCCAGAAACATCAGTATTTTTACTATCACCCATGGCTGCTTTAACAACTTCCCAACCAAGTTGCGCTGCAGCGCCACCCATTGCGAGACCAGCAGTATCTTCTTCACTCCAAGTAACACCATACGATATTGAAAGATTATTTGGAATATGTAAAGCAATTGCAGTTTTTAATCTTTTCTGTGCGCGAGATCCTTGTGATCCAATTAAAGCACCAACTGCTGCTCCAGTACCACCACCAATTAATGCGCCTTTACCAGCTGGACTCATCCCAGTTTTTTCACCAGCTGCATTTGTTGGTGCTTTAGTACCACCACCAAATAAACCACCAGCAATACCACCTTCAATTGTTCCAACAATACCACCAGCAGTTGCTAATTGGGCAGTTGTCAAACCCATAGCAACCATATCACCTCTATCACGTGGTGTCATATCTTGAACAGTTTCTCCTCCACCTGGAGGAATTAATTTGGATTCTTCAGCTACGTTAATATAAAATATGGCATAATTACCACCATATTGTCCGCCTGGATCATACAAATCAGCTGGATACGAATAATTGTCTATATCGTATTTACCTTTATCGAATGATGTTGCTTCTCCTCTTGGTGTATAAAGATTCTTCTTGGGAGTAGGAGAAGCAGGTGCTGCTTGCGTTGCTGGTGTGGTATCTGCCATTTAAATTCTCTAAATAGTGGGTTATTGGCTATTCTATTTACTTATTTATGTTCCATAAAAGATTGTTCAAACCTTTATATCCAGAAAAATACTCTGGGGATCCAACCAACATTATCATGAGATCTAGTTGGGAAACACGTTTTGCATCTTGGTGCGATAAAAATCCAAGTATCATAAAGTGGCAATCTGAAGAAACTGTAGTTCCTTATCGCTGCCCAACCGATAATAAGATTCATCGGTATTTCGTTGATTTTCAGATACAAGTTCAACAAAAAGATGGTTCTCTAAAACGATATCTAGTTGAAGTAAAACCATCCAAACAATGCGTTCCACCAGAATATCCTGGACGCCAAACCAAGAAATATATCGTAGAATCTATGACTTATATTAAGAATCAAGCCAAATGGAAAGCAGCCACAGAATATTGTAAAGATCGTGGTTGGGAATTTAAAATCATAACAGAAAAAGAACTTGGACTCGTTTGACCTAAATAAACAATATGGCTATCAAGAAACCAATCCAAGACGTTTTCGACCAGAATAAATTTGATCTTTTAACTGCGGTAAAGAGATCCAGAAGCTGGTTTGAAAAACAAGTGTCTGCTATGGCACAGCAAAACATCACTCCCAATAAAGTATTAAAGGGTGAACCAAGTCATTTGAAATCAGGTATAATTCCTGGTAATCTATACATGTATAGATATGATCCAAAGACTAAAGAAGATCTACCATATTATGATGCATTTCCTTTGGTGTTTCCTTTTAGGAAAACAGCTGACGGATTTTATGGTTTGAATATGCACTATTTACCATATGATCTACGTATTAGTTTATTAGATCAATTGCTAGTATTTAAGAATAACGCACGTTGGGATGAAACTACAAAAATTAAATACAGCTGGGCATTAATCGATGGCGTTTCTCGTTATAAAGCAGCTAAACCTTGCGTAAAACAATATTTATCGGCTCATGTAAGAAGTCAATTTAGACAAATCTATTCAGAAGATTGGGCAACAGCTATGTTATTACCTGTTGAAAGATTTGTTGGTGCATCAAAACAACAAGTCTGGGCAGAGTCCAGAAAAATTATAAGAAGAGCATAAATGGCAAACTCCCCATTAAATAGTTTCATATCAAAGGTAAAGCAAGATGGTCTTGCCAGAACCAATAGATATACTGTATTATTTACAGGCTGGGCATCAAATACATCCAGAGATGTAATGTTAATGTGTGATCAAGTTCAACTTCCAGGAACTAATTTTAATACTGCTGACATGAGAACTTTCGGTGAAATAAGAAAAGCACCTTATGAACGTCTATATGAAGATGTAAATATGTCTTTTTATGTTGATACTTCAATGACAGTAAAATCATTTTTTGATGATTGGATGACTTATATACAAAATCCAATGACACGTAATTTTGGTTATTATGACGAATATACAGCTGATATTATAATTGAAGTTCAAGATTTAAAAAATCAATCTCGCTATGGTGTAAAATTATATGAAGCATTTCCTAAAAGTATTGGAGCAATCCAAATGGACTATGCTGGAAAAGATATTATGAAATTGTCTGTTAACTTTGCTTACAAATATTATATTGTTGGGCAATATGAATCTGTTTATGATTCAGATAAAGCTGATGCTGGATTTTCTCCATATAACTTTATGGGCGATTCTCCAAGCACATATACTCCAATTTTTAATGAAACTCCTGGTGCAGTGAAAACTAAAAATGATCCATTGAATTCGTTTATGAATAGATTAAAGAATTTCGCAATCGGCGCAGTCGGTTCGAAAATTGTTACAAAACTCCCAAGTATATTAAAGAGGTAAAAAATGGCAGAAGAACAAGTAGTAGAAAAGAAAAAAGATGAAGACTGGATGCAGAAAAAGTGGCGTCCAGCTATGGGTTGGATGTACATGGTTGTGTGTTTCTTTGATATGGTTATCTTCCCAATCCTTTGGGCATTAATTCAAAGTATCCAACATCAACAATTAGTTCAGTGGAATCCATTAACGCTACAAGGCGCAGGTTTATTCCACATCGCCATGGGTGCTGTTTTAGGTATCGCAGCGTTTGGTCGTACACAAGAAAAGATCGCAGGAAGCGCAAACAATGCACCGACTACTCCCGCACCAGCAGCAACATCCTTCCCTGCTCCAGTGCCAGCAGCACCTAGCGTACCTGCGCCAGCATTCCCAACCGCAGTTGCAGCACCAGCTCCAGTTGCAGGGTTTGGCGCAGGATTCCCAGGTGATCCACCAACAAGAAATACTCGTAACGACGGATAAATATGAAACTTGATGATGCTTTGTCAGAGGTGTTTAATACAGCACCTCAATCTAAACCTCTTGAAGTGATTGATAATACTACTGGTGAAATTGTAAAAACACCAGAAGGTAAAATTGAAACCGATTATGAAACAACACGAAATAATCTTCGTGAACTTCTAATAACTGGACAGAATGCTTTATACCATGCATTAGAAGTTGCCAAACAATCTGAACACCCACGTGCTTTTGAAGTCGTGGGTAACCTTATGAAGCAGTTAGCTGATGTAAACCAACAACTTTTGGATATACACCAGCAAAAACAAAAATTAGATACTCCGAAGAAGGGTGCTGATAAGGTGACAAATAATGCTATCTTTGTAGGTAGCACAGCTGAATTGAATAAGTTAATTAATAAAATGAATAAAGGAGAATAATTATGGCATTACCAATGATGAACACCCCAACGTATAATTTGATTATACCTTCAAGTGGAGCGAATGTAAAATATCGCCCATTCTTAGTTAAAGAAGAAAAAGCATTATTGATTGCACAACAAAGTGAAGATATCACTGTAATGGTTGATAGTCTACGACGTGTGATCATAGATTGTATTTTAGACAAAATTGATGCTGATAAACTAGCAACTTTCGATCTAGAATATATTTTTACTCAAATTAGAGCAAAGTCAGTTGGAGAAAAAGTTGATTTATTGTTTGCTTGCGATACTGATCATGGCGATGATAATGAAAAAGCAAAAACTAAAATTACAATTGATCTAACAACTTTAATTGTAGATAAACCTGCTGATCATACATCAAAGATTGATCTATTTGGTGAAGTAGGTGTTGTTATGAAGTATCCTTCTATTGATGTAGTTAAGAAACTAGAAGGTTTGAACTCTGAAGATATTAATGTAATTTTTGATGTTATTGCTTCATGTATAGATTTCATATATGAGGGCGATAAACTTCACTATGCAAAAGAATTAAAGAAAGATGAAATTGTTCAGTTTCTTGGTAATTTAACATCTGAGCAATTTATGAAAGTCCAAAACTTCTTTCAAACTATGCCAAGACTTAGAAAAGAAGTTGAGTATAAATGTCCTATCTGTCAGAAAGAACATTTTAAAGTCCTGGAGGGACTACAAAGTTTTTTTTAGTATGCCTCAGTCACGAGTCACTCCATAATTACTATAGAATGAATTTTGCTTTGAAACAGTATCACCAATGGAGTTTAACTGAGATTGAGGATATGATACCGTTTGAGCGAGAAGTTTACGTTGCCATGTTGATACAGTATTTAGAAGAAGAAAAGAAAAGAATAGAAGCCCAAAAGAGCCAACAAAGAAGGTAAATTAAATGGCAAAACCACCAGTCACCGTACACGTTTCTTCAAGTACGTTCCAAAATCTGTTAGATGCGCAGAAGGATTCATTACACGAACTTCAAAGTGTTCGTAAGTTAATGGAGCTTTCTAATGAACTCACTAAAAAATCAAATGTAGATTCAATCGCAGCTGGTTCTGGCTCTGGTGGTCCTCAAAAAATTCAAATTGATATTCTTGGTCAGATTAAAGAACACGTTAAGCAATCTAGAAAATATTATAAATCTCAAGAAGAATTTGAAGCCGAATGGCGTAAAGAAGCAAAAGACATAGCAGAAATGTCCAAAGGAATGAGGACATTTAAAACTCTTGGTGAAAAATTACAAGATAAAAAAGAGGGTATGAAAGGTGCACTCTCTGCTGATAATATTAAGTCTAGTTTATTAAAGAGTTTAAATTTTGGTGGAATGCTTGATAAGGTAATCGCCAAAGGCGACTTTATCAAACAACAAAAAGCACTTGGCAGTGGGCAATCTAATAAACAGTTGGGTGCTGATTTTGAGGCTCATAATAATGCGTTAAAAGCATCAAGAAAAAATGAAGCTGAGATTGATAAAGTTAAAAAAGCTGCAAAAACTGATGATGAAGATTTCTTAAGAAATAAGAATCCTGAATTTGCTGCTATGCTTGAGAAGCGTAGAGAGCACGCTGATACATTATCAACACATAATAGAGCATACGATGCTGCTGCTCCAAAGGGTGATGGACCAATTCGTCGTATTGATGATAGAGGTATGGCTCCAATCCCAGCACCAGTTAACAAATCTTCAACACAAACTGCTGCTGAACAAACTCAAGGTGCTGAGCAACAAGAAGAACAGATGCGAGCAGTTGGTCATCAAACTGAACTGCTAGAAAAGATTGAGAAAAATACTGGTGGTAAATCTGCTGATCAGAAAGCACAAACAGCGAGCGGTGAAGGTGGCGGAGGAATATTAGCTGGTATCGGTGCTGGTCTTAAAGCATTGGGTGGTGGTCTTAAAGGTTTTGGTGAGGGTGCTGGTAAAGGTATTAAAGGTTTACTAACAGGTATTGCGCAAGGTATCGGTGCTTTTGGTAAGACTAATGTAATCAAAGGTGCTGCATCAATGGTCATATTGGCTGGCGCATTATACATAACTGGAAAAGCACTTCAAGAGTTTGGTAAAGTTGAATGGGAAAGTATTGCTAAAGGTGGTGTGGCTTTATTAGGTCTAGCAGGTATTGCTATGTTACTTGGTAAAGCATCTACTGAAATGATTAAAGGTGGTTTGGCAATCGCTATTCTTGGTGGTGCACTATGGGTAGCAGGAAAAGGATTCGAAACCTTTGCTAATTTAGAATGGGAAGATATTGGTAAAGGATTGGTTGCTTTACTAGGTCTTGGTGCAGTTGCTGCAGTTCTTGGTTTAGCATTACCATTTATTATTCCAGGCGCAGTTGCTATTGCAGCACTAGGACTAGCATTAGTTCCTTTCGCAGCAGCCATGGCATTGGCTGGTCCAGCAATGGACGAGTTTGCTTCTGGTATGGAAAGACTTTCTAAAATCAGTGGTGATGATTTACTAAAGATCGCATTAGGTATTGGCGCAGTTGGTGCAGCAATGGCAGCATTTGGTGCTGGTCAAGCAGTTGCTGGTCTAGGTAATTTAGTTGGAAGATTCTTAACACTTGGCACAGATAGTCCAGTTGAACAATTAATTAAAATTGGTAATGCTGGTGAAGGTGTTATGAAAGCTGCTACTGGTTTATCAAAACTTAGTGATGCTATGCAAGGTTTTGGTAAAGTAGATAAGAAGGGAATGGAAGCAGTAAATGAGTTCCCTTGGATTAGAGCAACAGCATTCGTTGCTGCTGGTGGTGCAATGGAAGCTGCTGGGAATAAAGTATATAATGCGTCAAAGGGTAATGCTGATGAGAAAGCAGTTGCTGGTGCTGGAGGTGGTGGTAATAAAACTGCTGTTGTTAATGCTCCAGTTACTACAAATAATACTACTAATAAAGCAGAGATTCGCCCACCAATTAGAAATCAAGAATCATCTCAAAGCAAATATCTGGCAGCGAAATACGCATAAAAAAAAGGGAGCGTTTAGCTCCCTTTAACATTTCTGTTTCTAATTAACGATTCATTATATACATTGTAACTTCGAATCCGTAACGCATTTCAACTGCTTCTGGTTTTGTCCACATAATTAACTCCTAGAAGATTAACAGAAAATCCTGTCATATATACTTAGTGATAACGACAGGATTTTATCTAGTGAATATCATTAAACAGAAGTAGTGTTTACGCTTATTCTTCAGCTGCAATTTTCTTAAAGTAAGACATTACATCTTCATCGTCATCACCATCGTTGATCTCTGGCATCTTTGGTGCTGGTTTAGAAGTAAACGTAGGTGCTTGCGCAACTGGACGATCTTCTTCAGACATTTGAGCAGCAGATTTGCCAGCGAATGTATCACCAGAAAGAACTGCGTCAAGTTTCTTCTTCAACTCATCATAAGATTTAAAGTTACTACGATCGGTAAACTCAGACAACTTGTGTTGAGAGTTAACGATACGAACCAATTCCTCATCGGAATCAGCAGCAGGACATGGGTCAGTAAATACTGATTCATCGTAGTTAGCATAACCATCTTTCTTGCGCATACGCAATTTAAAGTTGGCACCTTCCCACAAGTCAAACACGTTTACTGGCTTTTCATCTTCGAAAGTTGGACGTGCTTTGTCCATAATCTTATCAAAGATTTTCTTGCCGAATTTAAACAAGAACACTTTACCTTCATT